ACGAATATACGATGGATGATGACAAAAAAAGAGACTGTTTAATTACAGTCTCTAGATATTTTTATCAGAATAGTCAGTGTATAGATCAGGAGATCAACTTCTATTCTTGTATGTTAGAATTACGCGTTTAAGTACTTCGCAGTAGTTAACTTATAATCCCCGTCAGGTACATGTGTTGGTTGTCCAACATCTGCTGCTGTTGTTTTTGCTTCTTCAGGCTTTAAGGTAACTTTATGATCCGCGTCATTAGTTGGATCTTTCTGTGTACCTCTTGCGTCAGCAGAAGAAATAGCAAACTCCAAAAGCTCCATAGGTACAGTTAGTTTTTGGGCATAAAAGCCTGGGGAAATTTCTACTGCGATATCAGCGAGTTGTTTTTCACTATCTGTCGTCTCTGTCTCATATACTGCCTTTTTAATAGTAGAAAGCATAAGTGGTTTTCCTTCTTCAGCAACAGTAACAATCTCGTCAACATAAGCTTTACGAGCTTCGTCTAGTCCTGAGTACCAATCAGAAGATTTCATATTACTTGCAAACTTGACGTAATCTCCAGCAATAGGTCCGGATTTGACGAATCTACCAATTTGCGCCTCAAATATAGTATCGAATTTACTCATTTAAATTATTTATTGTTTTTAGCCATTTTAAATTAAATAATTATAGATGGCTCTTAAATTAGATATATTAAAAGATGTAAAGAATAAGAACAGCTTTCGTTCCTATTCGTATGCAGATTTACATCTAGATATTGATTTAGATGCAAAAACACCTGATACCCCTACGGGTGCAGAAAAAAACAAGCAAGACCTTAAAATCGACTATGATGAAAAAGCTATTTACAACTCTATTAGTAATATTTTTAATACAAAAAAAGGTCAGAAAATTCTAAACCCGACTTTTGGTTTAGATCTTGAACAGTATTTATTTGAAAACGTTTCTAAAGAAAACGGTCAAACTATAGGGCAAACAATATATGAAGAGTTAGCTTTGTATGAGCCTCGTATAGTTGTTAACGATGTGAGGGTAGTTGCTCGACCAGACAATAATGAATACAAAATTACCATCTCAATAACTATCCCGTCGTTAAATAATAAAAAAGGAACAGCGTCTGGATTATTAACAACACAAGGATTTAATTACTCATAATTATGGCAAACTTTACAGAATTTAATCTACCAACAAATGCGTACACTGGGTTTGATGCTCAGAGTCTCAGAGATCTGATCATTGATAGAATTAATAACGACACGACAATTAATTTTACTGATCAAAACTTTGAGGGTAGTAATATTTCTGCCCTTATAGATATAATTGCGTACTCATATCATACATTACTTTTTTACTTAAATCAAACTAGCTCTGAAAGTAATTTTAACGATGCAGAATTGTATGAAAATATTAATCGTATTGTAAAACTTATAGATTATAAACCTGTCGGTAAACAAACTTCAGTATTACCAGTAGAGATTAATGGTACAGCAGCTCTTTCACCCGGTTACTACACTATACCTAAATTTGCATTTACATCAAGTCAAGGCAAAACATTTACCTTCACCAGAGATGTAACATTCGAAAAGATTACATCTAATGTTGAAACAATTTCCGCTATTGGTAATCAATTAATGTATGAAGGTACATTACAAGAATATCCTGTTATTACCCCTATTGGTGAAAAATTTGAAGTAGTAAATTTATTACCAGGAGGGAACACAATAATTGATCACTTCAATATATATGTTTATGTTAAAGAGGTGAATGATGGTAATAAGTGGTACGAATGGACAAGAGTACCTTCGATATATCTCTCTAAACCAAACGAACGAAATTTCGAAATTAGATATAACGAGAATAAAAACTATGAGTTAAAATTCGGTAATGGTGTAAATAGTAAACAACTCAATCAAGGAGATCAAATTGCGATCTACTATCTTAAGTCTTCTGGTACAGATGGAAAAGTGACAAAAAACACTTTTAACAGCAACTCGTTAAATATCTATAATACCAGCCAGTATACTGATATATTAACCGATACTCAAGACACCTCATTAAACTTTCTAACTATTGAGACTGTTTTGAATACCACTGTGAGTAATACTGAAGATAGTACTGATTATGGAGAAGAAGAAAATTCCGATGAAATAAAACAAAATGCACCAAGATTTTTTAGTTCAGAATATAAATTAACTACTAAAGACGATTATAAGAGCTTTATTGAGAGGAATTATAAAAACCTAGTGTATGATGTAACTGTACAAAATAATAGCGATTACACAAACGACTACCTCGCATACTTGGATAAAGAATTAGGGTTAACTGACTACACCTTAGAGACTAATGCATTATTTAATCAATATTTCTTCGCAGATAGTTCTGATGCGAACAACATTTATCTAACGATTGTTCCTAATTTGAGGAAGAATAAATCAGTTGTGACAAGATCAAATTATCTTTCTAATGCTCTAAAAGAAAAAATTAGAACTGAAATTGCAGAGTACAAACTACTTAATAGTGAAATTGCTTTTATAGACCCAGTATATTTAAACTTAGACCTTTCATTAGTATTTTCAGGAGAAACAAACAAACTTAGATATAAAGATAGTACGCAATTAGTTATTACAAAAGAAGCACGAACGTTAATTAACGAAGAAGATCTTAAAAGTAAAGTATATGGTACGATTACTACATATATTAATAGTTTAAAACTTGGAGCCACTGTTGATGTCAGATATTTAAATAACGAACTTGAAAAAATACAAGGGATAGAAAATATAGAAACATTACGAACAGATATAAATAGAAGCGTACCTGGTCTTTCCTTTTGTGTGTATAATCCAATATATAACGGAAAGGATAAAAAGGTATTTGACACCCGCTGTAAGCTTAAGCCATATCAAATACCTTATATTGAGAGCCCAACAGCATTCAAAGATAAAATTGTAATTAAATCTTTAGTCACTAACAAACGAGTAGTTGAATATTAATGAGCGTCGAAGAAAAATGTCCATTAAGTGTACCTGTACCGATTTCTCTCACGGTGAATACATCCGGGTCGGTACCGTCACCTGTTAACAACTCTCACAGTCTTTCTGCTACTCATAGCGGTTTCACTCGTATAAGTGAGTTTACATTTACATCTAACCTTACCGGGGATAACGGTTCTATTCAAAACCTATTAGACCCACCTATAACATCAACTCTTGCTGTTTGGGATTTTGGAGACGGTCATACCCTTAGTGCAAAAAATACACCAACAACAACACACACATACAATGTACCTGGTATATACACAGTATCGGTTTATTATTATGATCTAGATGGTTCTGCATATTTTAACACACTAACAGAAACTGTTTCGGTATATAATTATGTAGAAACATCAATCAAACTTTCTAATACAGAGGTTGATAGTGTATCTGGAGCATTTTTTACAGCTGGTAGTACAAATGATGTAGGACAAATATTTCATACTTCTGTATCTGCTTCATGGCAAGACACTACAGTAACCGATACAATAACAGGTACAGAGGATTTTACGTTATATACAGCAGCGAGTGGTAGTAAGTCAAAACCATATGACACAAAAAACAAATATGCCCACTTAATACCGTTTAACGCCTTTTATAATAGGTCTGGTGCAAAAAATGATCGGATTGATCATACTGGTGTTAATATAAAATTAAGTAAAAGAAACTACGCAATTGACCCAACTGATAATAAAATTAAATTAGTTGCAGAAAGCTTTATAGACGAGCTTACTGGTCTCGGTGTAAAAACCTACATGTTGGGCGCTACCACTGAGCGAGACTCAGGGGTAAATGATTATGTACCGGGCACTACTATAGCGCTTACTGGAACAGAAACTCTATCAAGCAACAATGTAAAATTAAGTTATTACGACGATACACCAAATATTAATCCAGGAGTTCAATTAATTGTCAAGTTAGATCTCAGCAAGCATAAAATTAAAAACTTTTATGTTGATAAAATAGAGACTGATATCAATGGTAGTGGTCAAAACTTTTTAGAAACAGGCGGTGGTGCTCTTAAAAATTATGCCGGTATATTAGTTAAGGTTACTAAACCTGCTCCCGATTTTAGCGATTTATTCTCCTTTACTTCTACTGGTATGAAGCAAATGTCAGCTATTGATTACAAAAGACAAGGAGACAAATTTCAAGTATTTGTAGGTGTACAAGATAAAAATAAAAACATATTAAAACACTACCCGATTTTTTTAAGAGATACCACTGGTAGTATAGGAAACCTTACAAGTACAGATAATACGTTTTACTTCAACTGGGCAAGTGGTGGTCATTTACATACAACAAATTTAAGTAGTATAAGTACAAATAAATTTCCATATAACACTACGACCAACAATACTGAGCTGAGTAGTTTTGTTTATTTGAATATTGACCCACTTAGTGCAGGAACATGGACGTTAAATGTTTCTGCCCATATAAGTTCTCTCGACGCCGGTACTACTGCTCTTTCTGGTTTTGGTAACACAGGTGGTTGTGTAGGAACAGGCAATCAACATTACACAGGATCATATACATTTACAGTCTATCCGTCAACAAATGATGTAGAATTTTATTTACAAAATGAAGATATAAATTATTCTGAAGTAATAAAAAGTTATAGGTTCCAGTCATTCATGCATGAATATGATAATTTATTTGACGGAATATTTACATCTTTTGTCGGTGTCGCNAGCTCAAGCCCTACGACGTTCGGTAAGACTATATTTTCTAAAATTGCAAATTTTGTTAACAATCACAGTGATATTGATTTATGTAAAATAGATCAAATACAATCATTTTATGATTTGTTGAACGAGGATATAGACATATTACTACCACAACCACCTTCTGAACTAAAAAGATTGTATGATACGTTTAGTGTCAAGGTATCTAAATTGTTAGGTAACTATGAACAATTTTCAGAAAATTTAAACTCGAATTTTTATACTTCTTCTGCAAACGGTGTAAATGTTAATTTTACTAACCCTATCACCGCATCTACATACACAGTAACAGCATATACAGACTTCGTTGCAAGACAAAAATTTAATAATGAGTTTTTAATAATTAAACCTCAGAAAGTCGCTACTAAGAATGTTGATGGAAGTTCCTCTGGCGAGTCTAGTACGTATGCCCTATCAACATATAACCTATATAGCAATTGGGGTTGGCCGCTTGATACTACTGTATCAGGGGCTAGTGGTTTATCTGCTTTGTATGATTTTTATCCATATACAGCAACTGATCCAACTTCATCAATTAAAAATTTAGAAGCAAACTTAATTGATTACAACAACTCATATACAACAATAACAAGAACTGCTTCATCTCTCAGCGGTAGTTGGACTAATGATGATGGAATAATGTATAAAAACTTAGATTACCAAATACGGAAAGGACTTAGCATATGACAATAGATTTAAAAACAACTAATCCATTATCATTTGTTGAATGGAAGCAATATTATAATGACACTCTTGGGTCATCTGAATTATCAGTATTATACAATAATTACTTGGTAGATTGGAAAGAGGAGAAACAGGCTAGAACAAATACAAAAAATAATTACACGAGAGATGTATACACTCAGTTTTTAAAAAATCTAACACTTGATACATTAGATACAGAGGTCGCCAGATTTTTAAATGAAATAGATACAGAAGATATCTATGAACTAGAATTAGGGGTACATTATTTTGTAAAAATAATTAGAAATCAATTACTAAGTGTTAAAGAGTTAAGGGATGAAGCTACTTTTAGTACAACTAAAAATAAACTTAAAACATCAAAAGCTGGGATAAAAATATATTTAAAAAATCATATTGCAAAATTATTAAGCAATAAAGATTTTATAACTCAAAACACAGATACAGATATTGAAGATATTAATATATCTAAAATTGCGAACGCAATTGAAGTTGATATAGATCACTACGTATCAGATGAATTTATATATAATATACATCCGATTGATAAAGATCTAGCAAATAATATTGAAAATAGAGTTTTAAGAGAATCTAGAAATATATATCAACTGCTAACAATCAACAAAGACGGTAAGCAATACAAAGTCGAAACAAATAATATATCTACTCCTGCCGCTTTATTAAGTGTAAACGATCCATTTTCTAATTATGAAAGATTACCTGGTAGATATTTTCGTAATGAAATAAAAACTTTAGAGAATTTAAAATTCACTATAGAGAAAAATCTAATTCAAAAATATTTAGCTAACGATATATACAGACTAGTTGGAGATAAGAAAAGCGCTAATGTAGATATATTATACGATAATGTAAACCCGACTAATAACTTAACTCAAAGATATGGTCCGAACCTGTTCGGTGGTATAGTTAATGAGAAAAATACTAACATATTCCCATATCAATTATCCTACAGGAATACCGGAGTTAATAATTTTAACTCTTTTAACTTAACATTTAACATAAATTTATCTAGCTTTAATGGTCGAGAGTATATTATACCCAACCCTCATCAATATGAACCTGGAGTAAAGGCAGTAGGGTACATAAAAGACAAACGAGGGAACATTATTAGTAATATTAAAATAAAACAACGCGCTCCGCTAGTTTTCCAATCAAAGACCAACGTATTTAAAAATCCAGAATATAGTAGTTCAATTAATTTTTATAACAATAAAATTTCACGCAATTTCGGTTATCAAAGTCAAGAAAATAGTTTAGAATATTCTCCCGCAGGTATTAACAAACGAGAAGATAGTATTAGTTTCTGGGAAGACGCAGAAGGCCATATCGACTGGAAGAATACAGACACATACCCAATTAGTGTCTTAAATGTATATCCGGAAAGTCAGCGACTTGATGATCTGCTTATCACAAACAAAACGGGTGTAAAATTACGGAGCGATATATATGGTAATGAGTTTTATTTTGTAAAGGCGGTATACCCGAAGAGAAAAGCAGGAACAGCATATATAAGCAGTGAGTCATCTAGTACAGATACATCATGCACAACAGCAGCTGAGTTCTATGATGGTTTGTATTTTAACCCACTTTTATCCGCGATCTCTGGTGCTAGATACGAATCAGACGGTACGTTGTATGATAGTGTTACTGGAGTCTATGATACGTTTATAGTA